AAGCGCGGATCAAGGCTGGATGCTAACTCACTACATCTTCAGCATTCTCCCAAGGATATTCTGTGGGAGCAGTGGAATCCCATGGTGATGACCGGGGCGCAACTGAAGGAGCCGCAGCCACCGAAGAGGGCTTCTTACCCTCGTCGAGGGCCGCGAGCATAGAAGCCCGCCATTCCGCATCCGACATCTCAGGGGCCGCTTCCTTCTCGGGAGCGGCTTCTTGCTGTTGGGGCTCATCGGCCTCGGGCTCATCGTCGGCCACATCCCTCGAACCCTTCCGCCGGCGCATCGTACTGATCATATGCCTCAGCTTGCGGTCCTCAGACCTCAGAGATGATATATCACGCTTCATCTCAGTGATCATTGCTAACAGCATTGATACCTTATCAACCTCCTCGGCAGGAACCCAATCACAACCACGCCACTGGCGATGGATACGATCGAATATCAATACACCGCTCTTTATGTTCCGCATCGAATTGAACGAGCGGATCGACTTCCCGAGATCGCATCGGAGGTTGTCCATTATGTAGGCCAGAACCTCGGATCGGCTCGGGTCGATGTCGTGCCTCATCGGCGGCATCAGGCGGAACATGGCGCGGAGGGTGGAACCATTCTCTAGATAACTCATGGTGGAACCAAAGTAGCTTCCATCAGGACGCATGTCAAGGAAGCAGAAGTAAACCGTAATCGTGGCACCAGAACCTTATCCGCCCCCCCCGCTATCTCCCCTAAAAGGGAGTCTTACTACTCCCTTAAAAGGGAGTCAAAAATAGCATCGCCGAGACGCTGCGGGGGCGTTTTAAGACGCCCCGCGCTCGGCGGCAATTTTTGAGAACCCCTGATTCTGGATTGCGAAGTATCGGGTTGGATGGAGGATGGAGGATGTGGATTGCTGGAGCGGAAATGGCCCTAGGATCGCGTTTGATTGCTGGATGGTGTGTGGAGTGCGGACAGCAGGTTTCGGAAGGCTAGGGAGGCGACGGCTGGGACGACCCCGTTTCCGAGGAGGCGCAGGCGGTCCACCCGATCGGGACACCCATCATCACTTCCACGAATGACGGGGACAACGGGCCAGCTAGTTGTGTCGCACCAGATTGGCCAACTTGTTCCACAATAGGAGCAGCCGTCATTGGCGCTGTAGTAGAACGGATAGGTCCACTCGCCGCATCGATGACATCGAGATTCACCATGGTCGCATCCGCACCCACCAAAGACAGCCTGTCCGCAGGATATGCAGTGCCATTCCCCATCGCCGTCCTCAGCTCTCCGCGCCGTGCCATCGCTTCCAGCGTCTTGGATTGCTGACTTGATCCGTTCAACCGAAAGCTGTCCTCGTTCGCACACGGTGTCGGTAGCAACGATGAAGACTCGGTTCCTGCGATGCGGCGCACCGCATTCCTCCGCGCTGAATATTCCCCACGAACATCGGTAACCCACCTCTTCCAAGTCGCTGATGACGCTGGAGAGTCCCATCGAGATGTGGCCCTCCACGTTTTCGAGAAAGACAACCGCAGGTCGAATTGCTTCGATCCCTCGCTTGATATAGGGCCACAGATGCCGGGGGTCGTCATCACCTTGTCGCAGTCCAGCATGGCTGAATGGCTGGCACGGATAGCCCGCACTAAGGATGTCCACGCTGCCGTGAAACGATCCCCACGGGAAATCCCGTACATCAGTCCAGATCGGAGCCGCATCAATTTGGCCCGCTTCCATTCGCGTAAGTAATACTTCGATTGCGAATGAGTCGATCTCCGCATAAGCAACCGTCCGCATACCTCGGATAACTTTGCTAAGTCCAAGGTCGATTCCTCCGTAACCGGTACAGAGACTGATGTGCGTAATTGTTTTGGTACTATCCATGACCCCATAGTGTTAAATGTTGTTGTTTGCCACGAAGAAGTCCTTCTCCTCCCCGTTCATGGTCACTCCATTGGTCCAAGTCAGACCGATGCAGTCCCCGTTCAGGACGCACTCGATCAGGAACCCGGCAATCACACTGCCACGAGTAGGATCGAAGATCACCCGATACGCACCGTTCTTCCAATGCACAGTCTTGCCGGCCAGCACCGCCTCTTTGATCTCGTTGAGTTTCATGTCGGGACACACCATACCGCTCCATGCTCAGTCGTCAACAGGAAAAGTGCGGGATGAGGAAAGAATATTCTGGACCGCTCCATTCTCGCGGGATGCCGCTCCATGCTCGGGGCCAGCGGGTTCCGGATTTCGAGTTTCCGAATTCCGAATCTGGTATGGGGTATGGGGCGGCGGGGACTGCACATGAGCAGCACATGAGCCATAGGACATCGCGTGTCTCACCTGGTCGGACATTGGGTGTCCTAGGGGGGCGGGCGATCGGCAAGGAAGGAAGGGATCGGCGGGACACCGGATCCGGGCAACAAAAAGCCCCTAGGGGGAACCTAGGGGTGGAGGGGGAGAGTGGCCGACTATCAACCGTTGCCCGCTAGGGCGGAGAGGACCATAAGGGCAACGAAGAAAGCGCCAAGCAAGAGGTAGCCAAGGGCGCGGAATAGGTCGGTCATACCGCGTGCCTTTCGGCAATGTCTCCCCAACAGCAGAGACGATAGTGCCCGTTGAACTTCAAGACCGTCGTTACGTATGGGTCACCTACGTTCAGGTAATAGCACCAACCCTTTTCGGTCTCGAAAGCCTCAACCCCATGGGTCTCGAGCAATTCGTTAAGGCATTCCATCCGGAGGTCACGGGTTGAAGGCGGGTTGTAGCATTCCCGAACCCGTGCAGCGCCCGCGGGCAATTGCTCGAGCTCACGACGGCTCATCCAGAAGATCTCCTTCGCCCGCTTTCCCTTTCCGGGGAAAACCGCTTCGAGCGAATTGATAGGGGGGGAAAGGAATTTCACTTGGCCACTCCTTCCTTGAAATGCGTGGCTCCGGTCCCGTGGGGCGGAATGTGGACAGACTCGAGACCATTACGGGATCCCGCGCATAGGAGACAATCCATGCAGGGGGTCCCGATCGCTTCACTGGCGCAAAGGGATTCGCCAACGCTAGCTTCGGAGCCAACGCGAAAAGTGCTCCAGCCGAGTGAGCGGGCGATCACAAGCTCCGCGATGGAATCCACCGATGCCATTAGAAGGGTTTTCCACCCTTGCAAGGAGGGTTTGCGCCATTGGTGCGTGTAACCTGTCCATCCGGAAGAAACGCCGGCGATCGCGAGCGCAAGGCTAAGGGGGAGATGCGTGGGGTCCCCGTAGGCTCCGAAACGGACTTTCCGGCCTGCGAAACACTCGAGGCTGCGCAGCAAAGGGTAGTTTCCGGCTTTCCAAGCCCGCCAGATTCCTTGGGGAGCTTGGCCAGCGTTGACGTAGCATGTCCTTTCCACACCGAAGCGACCGTTTTCTTCGTGCCCGCGATGGACGCAATTTCCGCAGATGAGGCGATCCAAGCCGGATTTGATCGCTTCGGTAGGGGAAACGGATTTCACTAGGATCCACACTTGGATCATATCGCCGGTTTTCCGGTTTTCGGAAGGGTTTGAGAAGCCGGTTGCAATGATGACCCTTTGAGAGTCTTCATGGAGAATGAAGCCGTTCATTGGGCACCTCCGTTGATCACGGTAAAACGAATGTTATGGCCCGTCGTTTCGTTGGGACCCGTCGGATATCCGATGAAAGCGGCGAACTCTACAATCGAGAGGTTCCGGGTGTAGGAATCCTCCACGAGGGTTCGGACAAGTCCGCGCCTTCCAAATGCGCGGCGGGCGGCACGTTTCGCGAAAACCCCGGCGGCGTCCCGGATGGAATCGGAGCGGACGGAGCGGAAGCCGGAGCAACGGTAGAGAGTCAATTTGCACCCCCAATCAAAGCGTCGGCAAGGAGCCAGATTACCGGGAGGAGGAGGAGGTTTAGCGCTAGGAAGGCCAGCGCACGGAGGAGTTTTGAGCGTGTTTTCATGGTGTAGGAATGCCCCCATATCGGAGAGCGTGGAGGGATTAAGCCAAAGGAGACGCATCTTGTCAACACCGGTTCACATTTATTTCAGAGTGGTTCACTTTATGGGGCAAAGTGAATCCATGGCCAGGAAGAAGAAAGAGGAGGGAGAAGCCGCGGAAAGAGCGGTTCAGGTTGTGGATGGGAAAGTGCCTTCAATCCGTCCCTCCGGTTATGTGAAAAAAAATGGACCTGATCCCAAGTCCGTCGCGGAGTCCGACTGGTCACGGGTACTTGATGCGGCTTCTCTCGGGATCCCATTTGAGCGGCTTTGCCATCTGGCCGGCATGACTGACAAGACCTTCACGAAGTACCTTACAAGGTATCCGGAACGGAAGGAAGCGATCGAAGCGGCAAGGACTCGGGGAGAGTATGATCTTACCTCCGTAGTTCGCCAGTGCGGCAACGGCTGGCAGGGTTCCGCTTGGCTACTCGAACGAACGAGAGGCTACGTAGCTCGCGCTCAATTGGAACACACTGGTAAAGGAGGGAAGGAGTTATCGGTATCCGGAGCCCTACTCGGAGCCTTCGGAGGGGGGAAGTAACACCACGGGGGGACCAGGACCCCCAAGAGGGGGGTGGGTGTTACCTATATACCCCCTCCCCGTCCCACACCAAATTTTATGCCCGTCAAGCAAATTAAGCGCAAGAAATCCCCTTCACTTGGAATGGGTTCTCACATCCCTGCGTGGAAGCAGCGCAAGCTATTGGAGGAGGCTCAGCAGCTAAAGAACTTCCCCAAGATGATGCTTGGCCTACGTGAAACCTACGCGTGGCAGGAGGCGGTGTTGGGTGCGTTGAACGAGAAGCACTCGAAGGTGGCGTTGAAAGCTGCGAACGGCTCTGGCAAGACGAGCATGGTGGCCGCGTCAGCGGTGGTATGGCACATGCTCCGCTGGCCGGGGAGCTTGGTGGTGTGTACTGCTGGTGTGTACCGACAGGTGGCCGACGCGTTGTGGCCTCACCTGCGGAAGATGATCAATGGGTTGGGAGGGGAGGAGAATGGATTCTCGATCAAGGATGGCGAGATCCGGTATGTGTACCCGAAGAGGGGGGTGGACGGCCAGGAGCTGATCAGCCGGTGTATTGGGTTTTCGGCGAGCAACCCGGAGAAGGCGGAGGGCTGGCATGTGCAGGGTCCGAGCAATGACCTGATGTACATTGTGGACGAGGCGAAGGCGGTACCGGACGGGATATTCCAGTCGATGGAGCGGTGCCAGCCTACGCGGACTCTGCTGATGAGCAGTCCTGGTGGCAGCTCCGGCTACTTCTACGATGTATTCCGGAGGAATGATGGTAAGTGGCAGACCTTTACCGTTACCGCTTACGACTGTCCGCATATCCGGAAGGAGTGGATTGATGAGCAGATGGCCCGCTGGGGCGAGGGTCATCCATTGGTTCGCTCAATGATCTACGCGGAGTTCATGGAGGATGACGGGAGTCTCACGGCGGTCAAAACTGCTGACTGGCAGAAGGTTGTGAGTGGCCCACCCAAGGAGGATACGGAGGGGCACCGATTGACCGCGGGCTGCGATTTCAGCGCCGGCGGGGATGAGAGCGTGATGGTGGTGCGCCATGGGAACACGGTGAAGGGGCTGATCCGCTGGCGGGACAAGGACACGATGGCCAGTGTGGGTCGTTTCATCAGTGAGTTCCGGAAGTGGAAGCTGAAGGCCGAGGACATCTACGCGGATGTGGGTGGCATGGGTATCGTGATGTGCGACGCACTCCGGGCTGAGGGCTGGGATGTGAGGCGGGTGAACTTCGGGGAGCGGGCCATCCGGGATGATCAGTTCGTGAACCGGGCGGCGGAGATGTGGATCGAGTTCGGGCGGATGGTGGAGGAGGGGAAGGTGAACCTGGGGCCGGTGGGGACGGACGAGGTATTGCTCCAGCAGTTCGTGAGCCGGAAGGTGCGGACGAACGGGAAGGGGAAGTTGACGCTGGAGGGGAAGGATGAGCTTCGCGCTCGCGGGGTGAACAGTCCGGATCGGGCGGATGCGATGGTACTGGCCTTCTGTGGTGGTGGCGGGAAGCGGATGGACGAGTACATGAAGGCGCTGGGCGAGGATGGGCGGAGCCTGTTGGAGCGGATGGAGGATGAGCTTGGCCCACTTGAACCGGAGGGGGTTGCGCTTGCTGGTTGCGAGGTAGGGGGATAAAGGAGGGGAGGACATTTATGATGAGC